TCTGCGTTAGTGCCACTCTTTTGAGGGTTGAAAAATCTTGCTACATCATTAGGGGAATTTTTCTCTTTTTCATAAAAATTCTATTTTAAATAAATTCTTTGTTACGTTCAATTTCTTGCTGAGCGTAAATCAGCATTTGATGTTCATTTGCAGCCGGCAGATAAATGCCTGCCTGCGCTGCACTCCAGTTTCGGAAGCGGTCAATTGAAAGGGTCATTTCGCCTGTTGTCAGCTCGGCTGAACTGCGTAAATAGGTTACTTCTTTACCAGTCTTATTAATCGTCTTTCGTTCAAACAGATCACGGTTGCAAGTCCTTTTATAGAAGTCTATTTTGGCTTCATCAAGGCTGCAACCGTACTCACTGCCGAAATACCCTAAAAGAAGATGCAAATAAGAGTTTTGGGCAAGCGTGCGGTTAGGTAGTTTCTTTTTCACTTCAACTACCGCACGCTCACTGAACAGCTTGTTTACATACTCCTTGAACTTAGGTATTTGATATTCATTCTTCAAGTCGAACAGCATACACTAAAAAGGTAGATCATCCTTTACATTGCCATTAGCATCAACCGATGGTGGAAAGTTCTGCGGTGCTGGCTGGTAAGCCGGTTGCGGTGTTGGCTGTTGTACCGATGTTGTCTGTGGAGATTTCGATACGTTGCCACGTGCTTCTATTTTATAGCACCAAATGGACGTCATGCGTTTAAGTTCTCCATCCATATTCGTCCAAGAACGCCCTTTTAAAGCGAATGATACAATAACAACATCACCATTGTTAAAACGGTCAAGTTCTGCGCATTTGTCACCAGTAAACTCTAAAGGAATAATATTTTCATACTCGCTACGCTCACCCGTATAAGGGTCATAGGGAGTAGCGTCTAAAATAAATTCCCGTTTGGTAAATGGAGAACCACCATTTTTCGATAGAATCTGAACGGTCTGCCCAATTTCGATTATTCTTCCAGTTATTTGATTTGCCATTAATTTTCTCCTCCAAAAATCTTTTTATCGGTGATAAGTTCTCTGTTTTCTTCCAAGAACCGGATAAACTCCTCGCAATGATTAGTGAGAATGGGTATATCACGTTCGGGGTTGAAAACGTATGTCTCTGTATAGGTATCTACCACATAACCACCTTTGTTAAACTCTACAATGTTGTACTCAAATGTCAGTACATCCGAACCGTTCTTCATCAAAGCGTAAGGATAAACCAGATGTTGGTGATGGTATTTGAACTTCCCTACGGTATAGCTTCCGGTTGTTTTGATGTCGTGGACGCTGGCCGGCATCAGCTCGTCAATTACCCCATAAACCAAAACATTGCCGTATGCGGTTGGAAGAATCGCTTCTACTCTTTGTTGGGTTAATGCTCCTTTGAAGTAACCGGCGAACTCTCGGCAAAGTGAGATTGGGAAAGTAAAAACACGATTATTATAGGTAGCTTTCAAACCTATAACCTCATTGGTCTGAACCTCATCGTAATACAAAGGTCTACCTGTTTCGTCACAAGCTCCTTCGCGTATTACCTTATATACCTTTTCAACCTGCACAGTTTCGGATTTCCGATTTTCAACCATACAGTCAATAACCTCATTAAAGGCTGTTCCCTTGTCTGCCGCTTCGCTGTCGAATGGCTTGCGATTGATACGGTCTATCAGTTCTTGAAACTGCTTCTGCCGAAACTCTTCTTCCGTACATGGTGGATTCTCACTCCACCCATAATAACGCTCATATATGGCATCGCTATTAAGGTAATTGAAGTAAGAATCCAACAATGTTGCATATATACGATAGTTAGGCTGCATCTGAATAAGTTTTAGTTTTCTTGTCAAATACCAGTCCCAAAGCCTTTACCTTTGCAGCAAACAGGCTTCTCGCCATCATCAAAGAACTACCTACATGTTCAAACTCATTAATATGGGCAGAAAACTCATTGGCAGAATTTGCATCGGTAATAAACTCGATGCCCTCTTTAATTTCCTCTATCACCTTGTTGTATTTGTCAATCTCGACTTTTTTTACTTGTAGCATTGCAAGATAAGGATTAATCACTTGTGTGGTGATAAAATCATTCTTTGCAGTCGGATTACCGTTGGCATCCAAATTTGTGGGAACTTCCATCACACTTGGCAGGTTACAGGTGTTCTTCCCGTCATTTCTGTTGGTCGGGTCAAAAGTGATTGTACACTTAACTCTACCATTCTCGTTCTTGGCTTCCATGTAGCCCAATAAGTCAAGTTCGGTAACAATAGAGTTGTAGGACTTCTCACGCAAAGCCGGAATGAATACCGTATCATCTCCCTCTTTCCTTGTGTCACGATGAGCAACGAAGATGATGTTCTTATTCAAAAGCGACAAATTGCGTACAAATCCGGAGAACTCTTGGTTGATGCCACCCCAATCTCTTATCTGTGGTTGCCTTGTGCCGCATTTGTAAGAAATGATATAATCCATCATCTTGCCGATGGTGTCTATTACTATTGTCTGATAACGGGACAAATCTTCTTGCAGAACCTGCTGGACGTCCGTCCACGATGTTATCTGTACAATATCAACTCCATCCAAGTGGGACATGTTCACACGCTTCACACCGTTATCAAAGTCCAGTAATAAAGGTTTAGGAGCACTCAAAGCGGTAGTTGTCTTTCTCATACCTGCTTGGCCGTACACCATCATTTTGATGGTAGTCGGTATTACTAATTCGTTTGCTTTTTTAATAAGTGACATAATTTTATAATTTTAAATTTAACAACGTCTTGATAATCCCTGACTAAGGCAGAGGTTTCTTCTTTCTTCTTCCAGGCTCTCTTCTGTATATCCTGATGATATACGGGATGCGTATCGTTTCAGCCTTTTATTAAAGGCTTTTCTATCTTCGTTCAAGAGGTTTTCCTCTTTATTCTTTGAAGACTGTTTTACTTTATTTCCCATGCATAATTATTTTTAAACCGCCCGCACAAGGTTAAAGGGAAACGGTGCGCACTTCGCTTCTCTCACGGCTTTTAGTGCGGTAGTAGCACTGACCTTTTCTGCGGCTGGAATAGGTCAAACCTCTATGATTTCAAAATTTCCTTTTTTGATATATATCTTATGGCTATGGTAATCTTTGACTATTGCATAACCGGATTGAGGTCGGACATTACCTGTACAATCCTCTACGTAGGAATTGTCGTAGGCTTCCACCGTTGCACTGTCGTAGGCTTCCACCGTTGCACTGCCGTAGGCTTTCACCGTTGCACTGTCGCAGGCTTTCACCGTTGCACTGTCGTAGGCTTCCACCGTTGCACTGTCGCAGGCTTCCACCGTTGCACTGCCGCAGGCTTTCACCGTTGCACTGCCGCAGGCTTTCACCGTTGCACTGCCGTAGGCTTTCACCGTTGCACTGCCGCAGGCTTCCACCGTTGCACTGTCGTAGGCTTTCACCGTTGCACTGCCGTAGGCTTCCACCGTTGCACTGTCGCAGGCTTCCACCGTTGCACTGCCGCAGGCTTTCACCGTTGCACTGCCGTAGGCTTCCACCGTTGCACTGCCGTAGGCTTTCACCGTTGCACTGTCGTAGGCTTCCACCGTTGCACTGCCGTAGGCTTCCACCGTTGCACTGCCGCAGGCTTCCACCGTTGCACTGCCGCAGGCTTTCACCGTTGCACTGTCGTAGGCTTCCACCGTTGCACTGTCGCAGGCTTCCACCGTTGCACTGCCGCAGGCTTTCACCGTTGCACTGCCGTAGGCTTCCACCGTTGCACTGTCGCAGGCTTTCACCGTTGCACTGCCGCAGGCTTTCACCGTTGCACTGCCGCAGGCAAATGAGACTGTTCTAACCTCATGGGTATTCCTGATATAAATACCGGCTTCCAATAGCTCCTCTTCCGTGAAGTTGTCTTCCAGGTATTTGGCATCGACAATATTTGCACTCCTCAAAACCCAAAACCAATTTTCAGTAATTGCTTTTAACAGGTCGGATTTTGTATTACTTCTTAATCCCATTGCATAGCCAGCTTGACATGCGCCAGCATTTTTGGCGCGGATTAATAGTTCTTCTTTTAATTCTTCAAATGTTTTCATATAATTGTTATTAATGGGTTTTCAAATAAAAACCGGGCTATCTTCACAGACCGCCCGGCTACGACTAAACAAATACTTCATCTATAGTCTGGAATGCAATAACGCATGTCCTAACTCCGAAGGAAAGCCTCTATTCTCACGAACGGGGGCTTACCATGTCTGAAAACAAGGTTCGTGAATGAACCAAATACCAACATTGTATATTTTCTACAGTTTTGCTCCCGTGAGCGTTCCGATGGTAGCCTTACTACTCTCAAACATCTATTGAGAGCCACGGGAATTATTTATTCTATTTTTTTGAACCGTTTATACCACGGCGAGCTGTTATGATACTCTATATCTCCTTCCAGTTCTTTCACCCTTCTGTTAAGAGCATTAATCATATCTTCCACTCCTTCCGGAAGGTCATTTTGGGAATATATCCAATAGTAATATGATGACTTACAGCCCAGATAGGAACTACTAAATATTTTCTGTTTCACCACGCCATATACATCTTTTTTCAAGGCGGATACTAATTTGGTTAACGATTCACTGTCAATTGTATATTTACCGTTTATTTCATATGAATCCGGCATTTCTCCATTGACAATCTGAACATTGTCAATGTAAAAGGAAAGGTTCTTTCCGTCAAAAGTAACTTCTCTGTCTCTCATATTAATTTCAATATTAAGTGCTCCCTTCAACGCAACAATACGTGTTTGGCTTTTCAGCGTGCCCGAATTTGACGGGAAGGGAGTATCGCTATTTCCTTATCACTACCGCCATTGTACTTATAGATGTCCCACTTTCCTTGAATTCTCCGGCGCCGATTTCAAATACTTCTCCATGTACCTCTTCCAACCAGTTGCGAAAATCAACACATTTCTTTTCCGAAGCAATTTTCCAATGAGAGCTGGTAATGGCTGCGAGCGTTCCACCTTTTTCCAAAAGCTTATACATAATCCTCACATGCTCTATATCCTGATTGCCTGAGAAAGGCGGGTTGGCGATAATCTTGGTATAGCTTCCTACGCTATCTTTCGTGAAATCCTCATCAAGTATTATCACATTATCCAACGAATGCAAAAACTCTCTGTTTTCCGGAATCAGTTCATAGCATTCTACTGTTACGGAAGGACAAGCCCTATGAATGGCTTTAATGAGAGCGCCACGGCCGGCACTCGGCTCCAGTACCGTATCATTCTCATGTATTCCGCCGGCAAGCATGACCAGCCAGTCCGCCAGCTGAGGTGGCGTTTCAAAGAACTGGTATTCCTGCTGAAGATTGCATCGCTTCCCTTCTTTAAGGATTGAAAACACCCTCTCCGGATTGAACGGGAATGTAAAACCCTGTATTTTTCCACTTTGCCAGGAACCGCCGGCTTCCTCAATCCACTTCTTGGCTTCAGCATAGGATTTTTTATTAAATTGTACTTTCGGAAGTTTAAGAACACTGTCCTCAAGAGTACAATGTTTTAGTATATCTTCCACATTCCATTTCTTACCTTCATCAGCCTGTTTTTTCTTTTCGTCCGTTGGAGCGTCCGGCGCTAAAAGTGAAGATATTTTTTGAACAACCGTATTTGCTCGCATCCATGAAGGTATTGACGCAGGATAGCGCTTCTATGAGAAACTCCGTGTCAACATGCCCGGTGGCATTATAAACATCTATCCCTTCAGTCATGGTCGACAGCTCATTGAGCTGCGCTACACTACCACGTAACGCTTTGATTAAAATCTCTTTTTTGTTCATCATAGCTTTTTTGTAAGTAAATTCTTGTTGTGTCTACACTACCATGACCGAGAAGGTCGGCCAGTTGAATGACATCCTTATTTTTCTTCAGGAACATTTTAGCGAAAAAATGCCGTAAGGCATGCGCGTGCATCTTCCTTGAATCGATACCGCAATGTTTACCCCATGCTTTCAAATGTTGTGAAAAACCTCGTTGAGTTAACGGGCCGAATTTCCCAACAGCGAGAAGTCCCGTTTTACCATTCTCTTTCATGTATGCCATCGCTTCCTGTCTCAACTGTTTTTGAAAGAAAAAGCGACGGTATTTATTGCCTTTGCCGCGAAGCGTAACCTCACCTGCTGCCATGTCTTCCCACGTGAATTGTTGGAATTCTGACAGACGTGCGCCCGTTGTACCCAATACCTTGATAAAAAAGTAATAATCCTTGTTGGATTTCGTTTTCAGGAAATCCAGTAGTCGGTTGTATTCCTCTTCTGTCGGGACATTGTTCACATCAAGCTTACGCTTCATCTTAGGCCGTTTAAGCTCTATCGGCTTTTTTAGCCATTTGGAAAACTTTTCTAAAGCGGTGATACGCAAACGGATGGTTTGCGGGGACAGTGATTTCTCTTCCAAAGTCCGTATAAACCTCTTGCAGTTTTCCATACTTATATCATTGGCATATTCAAAGTATTGTTTCAAAGAGGTGTGGTAAATATCTACAGTATGCGAAGAGTAATCATTGCTATCGGTAAGCCATACTATAAAATCATTCAAAAGTTTCCTGTTCTTTTCTGAAATGGTATCAAGCCTTTCCAATGTCTTTGTTTTCTTTTCCCGACGGTTATACCCGATTTTAAGGTGGAATAATAAATCACAAATGGATTCACTCATCAATGGATAACGTGCCCCAATATTGGCATTTTCACGCTTATAAGCCAGATAACCACGGCGATTGATTTCTTCAGCGCTTTCAAGAAAATCCGTTTACATATTTGATGTATTTGCCGATGGTATCATAAGTTCTACCCGTTGTGTACAGGTAGGAAATATAATTGGTTAAGATATTTTGTCTATTACTATCCATACTCATTTGATTAAATCACACCAACTGTTATCGCTTTCAAAAAAACATTGAAACCCTTTCGCCGTGTGGTTATTACGCAGCTTTCTACATACCCTGCCTACCAAAGACGGACTGACGCCTAACGCGCTGCCTGCTGCCTGAATGGAAGGGAATACGCCACACAGACGTCCGTCTTTTATCAGAACCACGCTCTTTTTATTCATTCCGGCTCCGGTCTTATGCCATGCCCCACGGCCTTTGGCAAGGCCGGCAAGACTTCTCTTTTGTGACCGTTTGGAATGGTAAACCATTGATTTCCCCTTGTTGTGAGGAATACAACCTTTTAAGAATCTTCCGGTAACAAGGTTCCTGTTATGACGTTCCGGAGAAATATGCAATTTCACTCATATTTAATAGTTTTTCATTTGCGCCAACGGGGAAATCCGATTTCCTGCATCTCGCATACCGTTGGCTATATATAATAAGCGTGTACGGCCGCCTTTCATTACCACCGCATACTTTATACCGATTTAAGACTGTATCGGACGCTTATGTTGTCTTTATGACCTGTATCTCTCAGCGATACGGACACCTGCCCCGCATACTTGCACAAGTAAAGATGATTTTCTTGGCTGAAAGAAAGTTCGTTTCAACTTTGTGGTCTTACCACTATCAGACATTTGCAACCATTCGCCCGTCATCGGCTTATCCTCGGTTGCTATCGGTGTCAATTCCGTTCCACTTGCACCCACCACTATCCACCCGTCCGGGCTTCGCTTCTGTGCCTACGCAGAATATATCTTATATTATATATCTAATCATGTCAAAGAACTATGTATAATGCTCCCTCTGCACGATTCGAACGTGCGACCTTCACCACCGGAATACACAGACCGGAAATACTAAACTTTCACGAATAATAACCGAGGCGACACTCTGCCTGGCTGAGATAAGAGGGAAGATATTTTCTAATAGTCGAGGCTATCGTAGTACTGCTTGTTGTTCATGTACTCCGACACTACAGCCGACCGTGAACTGTCGTTTATGCGGCTTCTGATGAAGTCATATTTATCGGAACTCATGCCGGATAATACATCATCGTTGTATTCTACACGGCTGCTGTATATACATCCCGCCATTACCGCAATAACTAAGGCTATCCGAAGTGCAAGCCGAGAGGCTCTGTTTAAATCGTAGGTTTTCATATTGAAGATGATTTAGTGATTCTATCTTATTTCATTTATATCGTTTTGGCGGTAGAAAACCTTTCCGCCTATTTTGATAGGGATGAGATAACCTTTTTTGCTCCAATGATACAGAGTTGTCCGATTTACTTTAAGGACTTCCGCTATTTCTTTCAGTGGAACCAATTTGTCATCAGGAGTTGACCGTATATTAGCATTAATCTCCTCGTCCCATTCCAGAAAAGCTTTCTTTAAATCTTGTACACTAACTATGAGAAGCTGTTGACTGGAAGAGCTATTTCTTATTATTTCCCGAATATCCATAGCTTTATCTCCTATTTTAGTCTGGTTACTTCAAATCTTTTGGGCTTTCGTCCCGGCTTTACTTCTTCTTTTTTTATCTCGAAAGTGGCTATACCATCACTTTTTATATTTGATGCTGTTACTTTCGCGCTATTATAGTTCATTTGAGACATTTTAAATTGCTCCGTCTCTCCAACTCCAATTGAAAGTAGGGTGTCTCTGACTTTCACCACTTTAAATATACCTAAATTCCGCAGCATTTTAGTTTAACTTATTTTTATAAGTACCTGAGCAACAAAAAGTTGCTCAGGATTTTGCCATGTCAGATTTTTCACCTATCTTAGTGTTGCAAATCAAAATATGTATCAAACCCGACAGACATGGCAAAGGTAGCAATAAAATCTGAGAAACTCTCTCCTTTTGGAGGAATTTTTTCAATAATGGAGCAATTTGACTCCAATCTCTCATCTGTAATCGACTCAACCCTCGGTATGAGATGTAGGCTGTATGGTTATCAATACAGCGAAATCATCCGTTCGCTTATGAGCGTTTATTTCTGTGGCGGCTCATGCATAGAGGATGTCACCACTCATCTGATGTACCACCTCTCGCTTCATCCGACATTTCGCACATGCAGTGCCGACACGATTCTCAGAGCCATAAAGGAACTGACCCAGGATAACATTTCCTACACATCCGACACTGGCAAGACCTACGACTTCAACACGGCAGACATGCTGAATACACTGCTCCTCAATTGCCTATTGTCCACAGGGCAGCTGAAAGAGGGCGAGGGGTATGACGTTGACTTCGACCACCAGTTCATAGAGGCTGAGAAGTTTGATGCGAAACCCACATACAAGAAGTTTCTCGGGTACCGTCCAGGTGTGGCTGTCATTGGCGACATGATTGTCGGCATAGAGAACAGCGACGGCAACACTAACGTTCGTTTCCACCAGAAGGACACGTTGAGGAGATTCTTTGAGAGGATTGAACAGAAAGGATTGACAGTCAATCGTTTCAGGGCAGATTGCGGATCCTGCTCAGAGGAAATTGTGGAAGAGGTCGGAAAGCATTGCATGACTTTCTATATCCGCGCCAACCGCTGCGGTTCGCTCTACGATGACATCTTTGCACTCAGAGGGTGGAAGAGAGAGGAACTGGGCGGCATTGAGTTTGAACTGAACTCCATTCTTGTTGAGAAATGGAAAGGGAGGGCATACCGTCTTGTAATCCAAAGGCAGAAGCGAATTGACGGTGAGATTGACCTGTGGGAAGGCGAATACACCTACCGCTGCATCCTTACAAATGACTACGAGTCTTCCGAGAAAGAGATTGTCAAATTCTATAACCTCCGTGGAGGGAAGGAACGCATCTTCGATGAAATGAATAACGGATTCGGCTGGAACAGGCTTCCAAAATCCTTCATGGGAGAAAACACGGTGTTTCTTCTGCTTACGGCACTCATACGCAACTTCTATAAATTCATCATGGCGAGGCTTGACGTGAAGAGGTTCGGACTCAAAGCAACAAGCCGCATCAAGGCGTTTGTCTTCAAGTTCATCTCTGTGCCAGCCAAATGGGGCAGGACATCAAGGCAGTATGTGCTGAATATCTATTCATGCAACAACGCTTATGCTGATGTGTTCCAGAATGACTTTGGATAACACCGACAACTTATGGTCGTGACTTTGCGTATTGCCTCAAGTCGCATGGTGGGGTAAGGGGCGTTTATATGTCTTTATGGTGACATTCGATGCACTGTGCCCCCTTTTTACTAACGATGCAGATTATTTTCGCTTCTGTATCATATAGGCGCGTAGTTGCGGATTTGAGGATTATTTTAAAATCAAATATCTATATGACGTTAAAGGAGAGAATGTTTTATCTTATTGAAAAAGAGGGTATTAATCCTAACCAGTTTTATACTAAATCGGGCTTAGGTAATGGATATTTAGATAAGGTCGGAGATTCTTTTAGAAAGCCTACAATAGAAAAAATAAAAAAGAACTTCCCGCATTGGAATATGGATTGGATTCTTTTTGAAAAAGGAGAACCTATTATCAATTCCATCAAAAATACAGAAATTTTAGAAGCTATACCATTAAATCAAAACTATATTATAAATGTGCCGCTAGTGAATCAATATGCACAGGCTGGTTATCTATGTGGTTTTCAAGATGCGGCATATATAGCTACACTGCCTACTATACCTTTTATAATAGACCATGAGGCTAAAGGAAATTATGTAGCCTTTGAAGTTAGGGGTGATAGCATGAATGATGGGACTGAGGAAAGTTATCTTGAAGGAGATAAACTCCTTTGTCGGGAGATTGCTCCATATCATGGGCTGAGTACTCGGATAAACGCTAATCTTCTTATAACAAAGAGATTAGCGTTTTTATTTTACTCTTGTTGCACAACAATTGCACAACTTGGTTCCCGGATATGGAAAATCCTTATTGTTCTCTTGTATTTTTTCAAATATAAGATTGATATAAAATCGTACTTCTCTTATTATGAATATTTAACTTTCTATCATTTATATATTATTGCAGTCGACTGTTTTAAGGGAGTAGGTATTTATTAGTTATGTACAATCTGTTAATAATTAGCGTGTTATGTGTTAATTGCGATTAAATGTTAGATTAATATATTAATCAAAATATTAATTAATATATTAACTAAGTTTCTGATAATTAATGTAATAACTGTCATTTTTGTATCTATTTTCGTAATTAGTGTATTATCTTTGTTGTACTTCATGATAACCTAATGCCTTATTATTATGCATGCAACAAAGGAATTTTCTTCTATTTCGGAATTAAAACATATTCGTGAGCAAAAGTCAAGGCTATCTGAAAGAGAGGCGGAATTATCAGTACCCGTATTAGATAATATTAGCCTTATACCTCAGGTTTATAAATGGTTTGTTGATATTAGTTCTCAAATAAAGCCTGATGTATCGTTTGATAATGTGATTCAAAGGAAGAAGTTTCTGTATGTTGCCTTGTTTTTATTTGCTCCAAGCGTATTGGCCGGCGGAAGGATGCCTAACGGTATCCGCTCTGAACTTTCCAATGTGTTCCCTGATATAACACCATGTGTTATTTCTAATAATATTCGCGAAGCCGGATTTGAATATAAACAATACAAAGATTTTAGAAAGGATATTGATTACATCTATATTGAGATATTGAATCGCTTGAAAGAAATAGTATAGGTTAAACAATAAATAAACAAACATTCTTTAGATTGTTTCGTATTGTATTTAGCTATATTTTTTTATTCTTACACATGTCAATACTTTTGTAGATGATTAGAAATAGTTAAGATATGGCAGCACCTAAAGGAAATCAATTTTGGAAATTGCATAGCAAACATGGGCGTAATACGCTGTTCTCTACACCTGACTTGATGTGGGAAGCTGCTTGTGAGTATTTCCAATGGTGTGATGATAACCCATGGTGTGTTATAAAAAACAAAACTAAAGGAAAAACAAAAGAAAAAGAGGAAAGCCCCACCCAAAGGCCATATACCTTATCAGGATTTTTGTCTTATATTGGTGCAAACAAAGGTTATTGGAGCGAGTTTAAAGAAAGCCAAAATTATAAAGCCTTTTCCGAAGTCGTATCGCGTATAGAGAATATCATAGAAACCCAACAACTTGAAGGGGCTATTGTAGGGGCTTTCAATCCCAATATTGTAGCGCGTAAATTAGGACTTGCAGAAAAGCAAGATAGTACAATAAAATTAAAAGGTAGCATTCCCGTAATTGAGTTCTTAAAGAATGGAGGAGTGAAGAAATGAGCTTGTTCGGTATAATATCTCAAGGCAAATACGCACCTCTATATGAGAACACTGATAAATTTATCATTATTGTAACCGGGGGGCGTGGAAGCGGCAAGAGCTACAATATTTCCACGTTCTTAGAAAGACTATCTTTTGAAAGTGGGCATAAGATACTATTTTCGCGTTACACAATGGCGTCGGCTTCCATGTCTATTATTCCGGAATTTCAAGAAAAAATAGAATCCGATTTTGCAAGTGAATATTTCGATGTAACCAAAACGGATATAACTAATACTTATTCTGACAGCATCATAATGTTTCGGGGTATAAAAACTTCTTCTGGGGTACAGACTGCCAAACTTAAATCTATTCAGGGGTTAACAACATTTGTCTGTGACGAAGCGGAAGAGTGGACAAGCGAGGAAGATTTTGAAAAAATTATGCTTTCTATTCGACAGAAAGGGATTCAGAACCGTATTATAATCATTATGAATCCGTGTGATAGTAATCACTGGGTTTATAAACGGTTTATAGAGAAGACCCACAAGCTTGTAGAGATTGACGGTGTACAGGTACAAATCTCCACTCATCCGAACGTACTTCACATTCATACTACCTATCTGGATAACTTAGAGAATCTTTCTCCGGAGTTTCTGAAAGAAGTCGAAGACATGAAGGTGAACAACCCTGAAAAATACGCTCATGTGGTTATCGGTCGCTGGGCTGACGTTGCGGAAGGTGCGGTGTTCAAGAAGTGGGGAATCGTGAAAGAGTTTCCTGATTTCGCCAAGAAAGTGGCTCTCGCTTCTGACTGGGGTTATACCAATGACCCTTCAACCGGTGTTCGTTGTGGTATTGTCGACAATAGGCTTTATGTGGATGAATTATTCTATGAAACAGGAATGCTTACAAATGCCATTGCTGAAAAACTCAAACCGTGGGGATTGAAAGTATATGGGGATAGCGCAGACCCTCGTTTGATACAGGAAATTAAAAACAGAGGTGTGAATATCTATCCGGTAGATAAGTTCCCCGGCTCTATCAATGCAGGTATTGACAAGATAAAAGAAATGGAATTGTTCGTTACAGAACGCTCATATCACATTATAGAAGAACTTCGTAAATACGTTTGGGATAAAGACAAAGACGGACATTATATCAACTCTCCCGTTGATGCTTGGAATCACTGCATCGACCCGATAAGGTATTATATCTTGGGGCATATACTTGGACGTATTTTGAAGCCAAAAGATTTAACCGGAATATTCACGCATTAAAAATATTGATTATGACACTTGAAGAAATACTCAAACTCCCCGACATCGGGCAGAAGATAAGCTACCTGAAGAAGGGTAGGAAAACCGAAATCCCCGACCATTGTAAACTTTGGGACGATTGGAACCCGAAACGCCATGAAATCATGGTTGATAAAAAGAAGTACCCGGACAGAAAGGTGCTTGAAAAGGAAGCGGAGAAACACTACGATGAAAAGACTGGCAAGACCTACGAAATTGAAGCAAAGTACAAGACCGAGCCGGTGAACCGCATCTCCATTCCTTTGGAACAGGACATCGTGAACATTCAGACGGCTTTCACGGTTGGTACAGAGCCGTCTATGGATTGTATTCCAACTGATGATGGCGAAAAGAAACTATTGGATGCTGTTAAGGCTGTATTCAAGTCCAATAAAATCAAGTACCAGAACAAGAAGATAGTCCGTTCCTGGCTTTCCGAACAAGAAGTAGCCGAGTATTGGTATGTGACCGATGACGATTCATTTTGGGCAAAGTTTTGGAAGAAAGTAAATACTACCTTCGGTGGAAAGGTAAAGCCTACCAAGAAGCTGAAAAGCGTGCTGTGGTCTCCGTTTCGGGGCGATACGCTATATCCTTTCTTCAATGATGAGGGCGATTTAGTGGCTTTTTCTCGTGAGTACAAGAAGAAGCTGATGGATGATTCGGAGATAACCTGCTTCATGACTATCACTGAAAAAATGGTCTATCAGTGGGATTTGTCTAAGCTGGAGGAAAGACCGTCTTTCGCTCATGGGTTCTGGAAACTTCCGATTCTCTATGCTTACCGCCCCGAAGCGTATTGTGAGAAGATAAAGCCTTTCCGTGTACGGCTGGAGAAACTCCTTTCTAACTACGCCGATTGCATAGACTACCATTTCTTCCCCTTGTTGAAGCTGATTGGTGATGTGGAAGGCTTCGTAGGTAAGGTTAAGGACAGAATGGTTAAACTCATCGGAGAGGGTGCGGATGCCCAATACTTGACATGGAATCAAGTGCCTACGACTATCGAACTTGAAATGAATACCCTTTTTGACAAGGCTTATTCGATGACGAATACACCTCAAATCAGCTTTGACAAACTGAGCGGTTCGGGAAATGTTTTGTCGGGAGTGGCTTTTGATTACGTTTTCCTTTCTACCCATTTGCAAGTATCCAATCATACGGAGGTTATTGGAGAGTTCTTGCAAAGACGAGTGAACTTTATTGTTTCTGCATTAGGTTCGATTAACCCATCTGAGTTCAGCAAGGCTTCACAGAGCATTGATATTGAAACGGAAGTTGTTCCTTACAGACTTGACAACTTGGACGACAAGGTAACTACTGCCGCAAAAGCCGTTTCCGGTGGCGTATGGTCGCAACGGCATGGGGTAATGTTCGCAGGAAATCAAGACCGCATAGAAGAAGAACTTGCAGAAATCAAGGAAGAGCAAGCAGGGAAAAACGAGGAAATATTAAAAAGAGAACAGGTGAAGCAGAAAAATTTCGAGGATAATACAAAATAGTTCTCGAAAAATATTAAATATAGAATGTTTAGGCGTGATTCTATCTGGTTTCGCGCCATTTTTTATGCGAAAAACAAACATTCTTCATATTGTTTCGTATTTCATGCTTAATTATTTCCCAACTTCTTCATTAATAGCGAAATTTACCGTATGGATAAAATTTAATTTATAATTTCATACAGTATGACAATCTTAGAACAAATCTTGGCAGGACTACAACAGAAATTCACTGGGGTGGACACTGCTATTCTTACCCGAATTGCCACCAAGAAGGCAGAGGGTGTAACGGACGAGACAAAGGTAAACTCCATCGTTGAGGGTATCAGCTTTTCGGACGTGTTAAATTCCTATGGTGATTTCCGTGCCGGGGATGCTTCCAGAACCGCAGTTACCAACTACGAGAAGAGACATGGCCTTAAAGACGGTAAGCCAGTTGAGAATACCACCACTACCACAACCACCAAAACGGAAGAGAACAAAGACGATGTGCCTGCATGGGCGCAAGTCTTAATTGATTCCAACAAGAGCCTATTGACGGAAGTTTCTACATTAAAACAGGAAAAGGCGCAAGCCACCCGTCAGGAGCAGATTTTGGCAAAGGCCAAGGAGTATGGTATTCCCGAAACATTCGCAAAACGTTATGCAATTCCTGATGATGCGGACTTGGATACTTATTTCAAGGACGTAAAGCAGGAGTTTGCCAATATCGGCTTTAGCGGTGTAACCCCTCCCGAATCAGCAGAGCAGAAGATTGAGAAAGAAAACGAATCTATTGCCGGGATGATTTCGGAAGGAACAAAAACTATTGTTGAATCTAAAAAGTAAAATTTATGGCAGCAGGTACTAAGTATAACTTGACTCCGGAATACAAGCCGGAAGAGCTTTACCGTGTTGAGACGGGTGTTAGAAAGAGCGGCCCTTGGAAGTTGGATATTGCCAACCTCGTAGTAGGCTCTGTTCTTCCTGTGTTCACTCCGATACAAGCGGATTTAAAAAAACGTACTATCTTTCCCGTCCGCAACTTTAGAGTAGTGGAAGCATACACTACTGGGGATTCCGCTTTGTCTATCAAAGTGGCTAAAGGCTCTTTGGCTTATGTAGGCATGTATATCGGCAGCGGCAAAAAAGGTGCAGAGGTGACAGCTATTGACAAGACAAACAAAGCCTATGACGTATTGACTATCAAAGCAGCTTTCGGTGAGAACATCGCCAAAGATGCGGTTTTGTTTGAAGCGACTGCGGTTGCTGGTACGTCAAAGAAGAATACCTCGAACTTCGTTCTTTTCGATGCGAAGAAAGTGGAGGATGATGGTCCGGTTCTTTGTACCCTCTTGATGCAGGCTTACGAAGTGAAGGAATCCAAACTTCCGATGCCTATTCACGAACTGGATAAAGTAGGTCTTACCTCACGTTTCCAGTTTGATTATTAACCTTTAAAAGTAGAGTTATGAATCTGACTATACAGACTTTATTTTCCGACCCTATGATTGTGAACGCGGTTATTGACCGTGTTTTGCAAACGAGACAAGATAGAATCTACTGGCAGCAGTACGGCTCATTCCTTGAAACAAAGACCCGTGTGTTCAAGACATACTTGGGAACGGTTACGGGTGTGATGGCTGGTTCTATCATTGGAAAGAACGACCAAAAGCCTATCCGTGAGAGACGTTCACTTGGAAGCGGTTACACGGAAATCGCCTATTTGGGCGACCGTTATCAGATGGACATTGAAAGATTGTCCCAGTTGCAGGATATTCTCGACAAGTTCAATGCCGCTAACACAGCCGACCAGCGCACTATCTTGAACGAGATTATCGACTTCATCTATGACGATTACCGTCAAATCCTGCTTGCTCCGCACAAGCGTATGGATATTGTCACTGGTGAGTTATTGATGACCGGTAAAGCGAAAGTACACTTGGCAGATAATAAAGAGAATATCGAATTGCTTGATATTGATTTGCCGTTTAAGTTCTTGAAACCAGAAGTTGCTGTAAGGACTACATTCATCTCTTATCTGAAAGAGCAAATTGAAGCGTTGAAAGCAAAGTATGGCGTATTCTCCAAAATGATTATGTCAAGAGGTACGTTCAACAAGAACATTGTAGGCAGCAAGGAGTTCGGGGAAACATTCAAGATGATTCTTGGAAGTAACCAGTTCTATGTGAGCGGCGGTTTGATTACCTCTCAAATGGCATCCAGTGTATTCTCCGGCATTGGTCTTCCGACTATCGAAATCAAGGAGGACTACGTGGAGAATCAGAACGGCGAGAACGTGCAGATTTACGCAGACGACCGCATTACTCTTTTGCAGAGTGACAACGTGATGCGTATGCGACACCACAGACCGTATGTGATGACCGACCCCGTTCCGGGACGTAACTATTCACAATCAGAAGGACAGATGTCTATCTGTAACTATCGTGACGAGGAAGGTAGATACATGGAGTACACTGCCGAGTGGATTCCTGAGTTTATCGCTCCGAACAAGATCGTGAACATTGACCTTTCAACGATGAACGCATGACGGTAAACGAATACATATCACAGAAGTTTCAGTCTTTCGGCATTCAGTTGTCGGAGGCTGACCTTTTGGATATGTGCCTGAACGCGAAGATAAGCGGAGGGGATGAGATGGGCGAGGATTGCCACGGTCGTCTCTTCGTGGCAATTGCGAAGTTCATCCCCTCTCTATTGCTTCGTGCGACTTCTATTAGTGAAAGCGGTTTCTCGATGTCTTGGAACATTCAAGGCATTAAGGACTACTACTCATGGCTGTGCAAGCAGTACGGATTGAAAGACGAACTGACGGACAAACCCAAAGTGACCTTCTTATGATATTCGCTCCCCACATATTACAAGTATTAGTAGAAGAAGAACCTGAGTATGACTCTAACGGACAAGTTATTGTAAAGCCGGAAAATAATACGTGGGAAACTATAGGTGTTTGCCGGTGCGACGATGATAACACCCAAGAACTAAAGTCAGACAATGGAGATATGTATATGTCGCATTATCATATAGTCTATGAAGGTCGTGGTCTAAAAGAAGGCAGCAATATTCGCTGTTTGTTTGGAGAAGCTGTGAAAGCAGAAGGTATGGCACGAAATCCTAAGAAATGTAATTACTTTGACTATTCGGAGGTTTGGATATGATTACATCATCAGATGCTGGTATCATAGTATATAATGATTGCAAGACTTTTGATCTTCCATTATATCGTAGCTGGTCTTTCCCTAAAAAGAAAGTAGATACGGAGCGTGTTGTTGTTCTTTCTAAACTCCAAACATCTGATACCTATTGGAACAGAGGATTTATTGAAGTTAATTTCTGTGTCCCGGATTATAAGCAGAATGCCAATCTAAAAAGGCTTAACGAACTTGAACGCTTGGCTGTTGAGGCTTTGGATTCCGTAGGATATTACAAGGGTTCATGGTATCAGTATTCTGTTGAAAGTCATGGGATAGAGGAAGATACAGATTTAAATTGTCATTTTGTTAATGTGAAATTATTATTTGAAGTATTAAATATAAATTGAAAAAATATGAAACCATTTATTGGAATTAAACAGATTTGGTACGGGCTGGTAATTACCGAAGCATTGACCGCCGCAAAACTGAAGACATGGTTAGCTACTGCTACCGAAGTGAAAAATTCCCACCAAGACACGTGGGGGTATACTCAAGATGACCCGACTATTACTGATTACATCAATGAACTTACAGGAAAGCCTTATTATCGTGATATGACAGACGAAGGAGCAAAAACTATTGCTTTCACGATGGGCGCCTATTCTTTTAAGGATAAAGTTGAACTTCAGGGTGGCAAGGTTATAAAAGAATCCGAAAAAGAGGTTGGTTGGGAAGCTCCTGAAACACCGGAACTTGTTTATAAGGCTGTAGTAGGACGTGTGAAAACAGGTAATTATGTTGTTTTTACCAACGCTGGTATTGTAGGAAAATCGAACATGGTAGAGAAAAATATCGGTTTGGGTGTTTCTGCTGTGGCAATGGATAACGAAGCGGAAGGTGTAGCTGATGAGTATTGGTTTGATGGGGATGCGGTTGATTCTGCTTCTGAGGCATCTATGGCTTCCTATTCAGGAGAAACTCTTTCTTCCAAAAGTAAGACTATCTAAGATGTAAAAAAGTTGAATATAGGGGTGTAAAAACGATTGCACCCCTATTTAATTATTCCTATATGAATGCTGCAAAAATAGTAAACAGTTCTATTATCAGTGCTGACTTTAAAACAATTGTCATTAATAATAAGTCGTATGTCATATCACCACCCACTATCCATAAGATTGCCGGTGCGGGATGTTATTTAGCGGAACTTCCCGAATGTAATACATTTCATGACGTACTTTCGTCATTGAAAGACATGGATAATGTGGCACATGCGTTATCTTGGTTTGTGAAAGGTGACGATAGCCTTTTTGAAGAACTAAGAAAGGGTACGTTTGATGAAATTGTACAAGGTTTGGAAGTAGCCTTATCTTTAATATCTGCTGAAAATTTTTACAAGCTGTCAGTTTTAGCGAAGAATGTGCGAAACCTGACAGCAAAACAGAAGTAGCAGGAAATTCCTGTCTTCTCGGACAAATTGCAACATTCATGGAAAATCTGCATTTGTCTTACAAAGAAGTGGTCTATGAAATACCATATCGAAATCTAATAATCATGCAAAAGGATAAACTTCATACAGTGTTCGGTGAGGTTCTGCAAGAGGTGTCTGAAGAAGAATTCTTTAAGAATAGGCAGCGTAAAATTCTTAAATAGGGTAATCACACAGAAAGGTTTGATTAGTGATTAAAAAGAAATGGTTATCTTTGCCCTAAAATAATCTTAGTATGGCACAAGAAAGTAAATACGCGTATGACGAAGATAGTGTTAAGGCAATCATGAATTGGGCAGAAACCGCACAATTGCCAAAGGAAGTAATATTATCGGAATCCGAACATATATACGATACATCTCTGTATATTCGGGCAAATATCAACGACATCAAGCAACACTATCCGGATGCGTTTTATAATCCGGCAATTGATAGGCTGTACAGATTAAAGAAGTTCGTGGAAAAATGAACAAAGCCCCATTGAAAAATTGGGGCTTTATTTTTTACCATAGTGATACCTCATAGAGAGTACGTAGACTGTGATTATCTCATCATTGACTGAATAGATGATGCGATGCTCGGAATTTATTCTTCGAGACCAGCATCCTGCCAGTTCATATTTTAAAGGCTCAGGCTTGCCTATTCCTGTATATGGATGAGCTATAATATCTTCAAGCAAGGCTGTTATTCTATTCATAATAGCCTTATTCCCCGACTTTTTCCAATATTCCCGGTCTTTTTCGGCCTGTTCAAGAAAGACTATTTCCATAATTCTTCAATTTTTACAGGCTTCCCTTTTCCCTTCTCGATTTCTTCTTTCCCCTTGCGTATAACATCCATCATTGCGGGGGATTTCATTATATACTCGGTCTCCTTAATGGAGTTGTATTCGTCCAGCGATATTACAACCACGCTTTCGCTACCTGAACGATGTACCAGCAACGGCTCACTGTCATTTATCACGCCGTCAAGATAGTGCTTAAGGTTATTCCTTAGCTCTGAATAGTTAGCTGTTCTCATAATCTACTTGTTTCTATTGTTTAGTACAAATATAAGTACTTATTTTTGTACTTACAAGATTGTGGCTTATTTTTTCTTGTTGACAAGCAACATTTAGGCATAAAAAAGCCCCGAACTCACGAACGGGGCAAATATATTTTTCTTGAAAAAATATAATCAAGGCTCTTTCGTCCCTATTATCGTTTCTCCGTCAATTTTAATATCGGTATTTCCGCCTTTAGTCAAATAATAGACTTGTTGCACCCACCTGTTAGAGCTCGTTGTGCCTCCGGACATACGAATTTGCACTTTTACCTTCACAGCTTGCTCGTTAGCTTTGAAGACTTCCGTATAATTATCTTGTACATCATCTACTGTATTATTCCCTACGCTTTCATCTTTGTCGTTATATTCAAATAGCCATATATCAGTGCTTATCAACGAAGACGACTCCGACATATTCCATTTTAATGTATAGCTTGTTTGTTTTTGTTTGCTATCGTCATCATCCGAACAAGCTGTAAACACAATCATTGGCAGTATTGCCAGCAAAAATAAAATCTTTTTCATATTTGTGTCCATTTAATCATTATTTTCTTTGGAAACATCATCTATTGGTACATAGAAAGTCGTCGTTGTAGGAGTGTAAATGCCACAAGTAAGACACCCAAGAAAACCATTTAAAAACGTCCAGTTGTTTCTCACTACATAATTTTTCCTTTCCCTAACGTATTTACTGGCTTCTATTTTAGTTTTCCCCCCCAGGAATAAGCCCATATAAAAAATGGTGATTTGTTACAGAATTAACTTTTACAGTAGGGTCGTCTGCCTTAACATTTCCTACACAAACCCTTGAATTGTAGCACGAGCTCATAAATAATGCCAATAGCGCGCAAAACAATAACCTTTTCATATCTATAAATATTTTAGTTAAAAATTATGCCGCAAAGTTAATCACTTCTTTTAATGTATAATTTATTTTATTCTACAATTGTTGCAATACATGTTATAAAACACTATGTCATGCTTATTGGGGCAAAAACACTTTCCATTATTTTGAAGTTTCAAAGAAAGTGTGTACCTTTGCGATGTTCAACATAAAACTCGAAAATGCAGGTCGTGAACTTGCATGTAATGTGCAGGTTATTTTTATGACCTCACTTAAGATATTAGGTGCTATCGTACCCCCGTGTGAAGTATTAATGTACTCACAGCATTTTCGAGATGTGTTGAACAGCGGGAAAGGCGATGGCACTTTTTTATTTATTATTGTTATGTTCAACAATCTTGAAAATCAAATCTTCCAGTACAACGGAAGTCCTATTACCTTTCAGAAAGGCGATAGCGTTATGATTAATGCCACAGAAATGGCAAAACCGTTCGGAAAACTTGCCAAAGATTGGCTATCCAACAAATCAACCAAAGAGTTTTTATCCACATTATCAGCCGTTAGGACAATTCCCCTAACGGATTTGGTAGAAATAAAACAAGGTGGAAATGGTGAGCAAGGCACTTGGATGCATGAAGATGTAGCAATGGAATTTGCTCGCTGGTTAAGTCCTGCTTTTGCTATTTGGTGTAATGACCGAATTAAGGAGTTGCTTCAATACGGCATGACTGCCACGCAGCCAACTTTGGAGCAAATGATTAACAACCCCGACTTAGTTATCAGCCTTGCAACGCAGCTAAAGAACGAGCGTGAGGAAAAACAGCGTATTGAACAACAGAACGCATTACAAGAAGAACAGCTACGCCAAGCCGCTCCGAAAGTCAACTACTACGACAACCACTTGCAGAGCGTGAACACACAGACATCTACACAAGTAGCCAAACAAATCGGACTGGATGCAGAGAAGTTGCACAAGAAGCTGAAAGAAATCGGAATTATTTACCGACAAAGCGGGCAGTGGATATTACATGCGCCTTATTCGACATGGGGATTGCACTCTACCCGCACCCAGACCTATACACGTTCGGACGGTTCGACAGGAACAAGTGTATATACGGTATGGACTACTAAAGGTGTGCGGTTCATTATTGCTCTATATGAAAATGATTGGAACGTGAGAAAAGCCATCAAGCAGATAAAAGGTGAGCTGAATCCAGCCGCATAATATCATTACATAATTATCAGCAGTCGGTTCCAATGCCCGACAGCCTACATTATATACTATAATTTAAGACTAAACAAATATTCATCATGGAAAGAAACATTACATCTGCTGAGGTGCGATACGACCTTAGCCCTATTAACGAATTGTTCAAAGAATTTATGACTCCCGGACAGTTGAGGGACGAACTTATTGAATTGGCTTTTGATTATGTGCAGTATATAGATGATGGGAAAATAAATTGTATCAAATCAAGCATGAGCACCTTGTATATATTGTGCGACGCCTTAAGGGAAATAGAAAATAATTGCCACAATAGATGAGCATAGATGCACGTTGAGGTTACGACCAACGTTCACGTTATGACGTCCCGCCAGTAATACGGCTGGCGGGGTATCAAGAAAGACACTACAAGCAGTCTCTATACATTTAGGGGCTGCTTTTTCTATAAATAACAAACCTTTTCCTGATTGTTTGTTCTGCGACCTTGATTTCTTAGGTAAAAGGCAGGTATGGTGATACCTTTACGAGAAAATATTGGTTATGGAGTTCAAGGGTGATATTTCGGGATTAAATGAACTTGAAGAACAAATAGAAAATACTTATTTCAATAAATTGATTGAGATAGGACGGGATGCCATACGGGTGGCATATAATGCAAGTGGCTCGTCCAAATATCCAAAAGTTTATAAAAACCACACATGGCGACTGCGTAAAGCTCCTGGGTTCTGTGTTGTGCGTGACGGAAAGATTGTAGCACTGGAGGTCTATGGGAAAGGGACAAAAAGTATGGAAGCCGTACAGAAGACCACCTACTATTTGCAGTATCACGAAAAGGAAGATGACGGGCTTTACCTGGCTGACGGCATGGAGTATGCAAGTTTTGTACAATCAAAGGGTTTTGATGTTATGGACTCCGCAATTCTTTATGCAGAAAGGATGATTAATAAAAAAATATTTAAGTAATTATGGCAGGGATATTCGCAAACGTAGATGGCGACATAAATAAACTGCGGTCATTAAAGGCAGAAATTGAGAATATAAAGAAAGCTTTAAAGGGTATCAATGTTAAAGTAGATATTGATATTGCTAAAGGTCTTGAGGCGCGTTTAAAATCATTATCTGAGCAATATGATGCTTTGGTAGCCAAAGTTAGTGAAGCAGAAGGTAAGATTCTGATTTCTACAAAAAGGATTAATGATGCTGCGGAAAAGATTGTCAAAGCACAGGAGCAGGTCTCTAAAAATATGGGGAGAAACCCTTCAAATAGCAATACTGTAAATACGACTGCCAATAACACGGAAACGGCAAGTGTACAGGCACAGGCTAAAGCGTATGACGATTTGGCGAATGAGATAAATTCCATAATAGGTACGCGAGAACAGAATATAAAACGTATGCTTGAGGAGCAAAACGCTATTCGATTGATAAACGCAGAAATAAAACAACTCACAAAATATCAGTCAGATAATCAAACTCTTTCTAATAATCAACAAAAACGTTTAGAACAACTTAATAATTCATTGCTTACCCATAAAGCGGCATTGGCAGAAGTTAGGCAGGCTTTAAACAATAATGCTAAGTTGGATAATGCGGCTGCGACTTCCATGGATGCCCTTTCGCAGTCTCTTGGTAGGATGCGTACTACATACCGGCAGTTGACGGAAGAAGAACGTAATTCTCCTTTTGGGAAAGAGTTATTGGCATCCATTAATCAGGCGGATGCGAAGATAAAATCGCTGGATTCAACTATTGGGGTACATGCAAGAAATGTTGGAAATTATGCAAGTGGTTGGAATGGTTTAAATATGTCCATTCAACAAGTAGGGCGCGAACTTCCTTCATTAGCAGTCAGTTGGAATACCTTCTTTCTTGCCATATCCAACAATCTACCTATTCTTGCGGATGAAATCAAACGAGCCAAAGAACAGTATAATGCACTAAAGAATAGCGGGGAAAAAGCGGTTCCGGTATGGAAGCAAGTTATATCTTCTATATTTAGTTGGCAAAGTGCTTTGACGGTTGGGATAACGCTTTTGACTCTATATGGCGATAAGTTGGTTGATTGGGTAGGTTCTTTGTTTACTGTCAAGAAAGCACTATCAGAAACATATCAATCACTGGAAGATTATCAGAAAAAAGTAAGTAAAACTTCTGGTTCTGTCGTATCCACGTTGGAACGCTTGTCGCAAGGATGGAAACGATTAGGCAGTGATATTGATGCGCAAAAGAAATTCATCTTAGAAAACAAAAATGCCATTGACAGCATGGGCGTTTCTGTGAACGATGCGGCAGAAGCGGAAAGGCTTTTCAATACAAACAAAGATACTTTCATCATGGGGCTTCTTCAACGAGCCAAGGCAGCAGCTGCAATGGAACTTGCAGCGGAGGAATACAAGAAAGCCGTGCAAAAAATGATGGAAGCGGAAGCCATGCCGGACAAGGTTACTCATAAATACAGCACTGCAACCAACGTGATAGACCTTTTCAAGGGAAGTACTTGGCAGACGGTAGAATATGACAACCCTGATAAGCTGAAAGCGCAGGAACAAGCAGATGATTTTACAAAGTCCGGTACTGAGCTTGTGATGAAATTTGCCCAATTCTCCGAGGAGGAGCGGAAGACTTTGGAAACTATTGGTATAAAGACCACTCAAACAATGATAGATGGTTCTATTGAAGCCATAGAAGCCGCCATAAGTCTTAAACAGCAGGCTTTGAAGAAAGTCACCAACCCAAAGGAATATAAACGCATAGAAGCTGAAATCAAAGCGGAACAAGCCAAGTTAAAAGCAATTACAGGCGAAAAGGACACTGATAAAGAAGCCGACAAACTCCGTAAGCAACAAGAAAAGTTGGCCGAAGACCTTCTTTCCCTCCGCCGGAAGAACCAGCAGGACGAAATCAGCCTCATGGAAGACGGAACAGAGAAAAAGTTGGCTCAAATTAAATTGGACTATCAGAAAGAAATGGATGCTATCCGTAAACAGGAGCGGGAATGGTCTAAAGCGAATGGTGGCAAACTGACAAAGGAGCAGTCTGTACAAATATCCCTTTCGTATTCGCAGGCAGAAAATAAGCGTGACAAGTCAATCTCCGATGTTAACAAAGAGGAACTCGAAGCCATGAACCGCTACCTGAAGGAATACGGGACGTTCCAGCAGAAGAGGGATGCTATAACAAAAGAGTATAACAACAAGATAGCCAAAGCCACTACCGAAGGCGATAAGAAGATGTTCCAAAAAGAAATGGAAGAAGCATTGTCCTCTGTGGATATGGATAAGCTCAAACAAGAAATCAACTGGGAACTTATCTTCGGTGATTTAAATAAGGTTTCCAAGAAATCTCTTGAGCAAGTCAAACAACAGCTAAAGGCTTTCAAAAGTTCTGATGAGTATAAGAACATGGCTGTCGACCAGAAAAAAGTGATTGACGAAGCATTGAATAATATTCAGAGCACCATCATCGACAAAGGCGGTTTGCTTGGCGATTTGCCGGAGCAACTGGATGCTTTGCGCATTGCCCAAGACGAACTTAAGCAAGCGCAGGATGAGTATAACAAATCTCTCAAAAGTGGTACGGATGCCGAGAAAGAAGCTGCTCTCAAAAAGAAAAACAATGCCGAGAAAAACGTTCAGAATGCGGAAGCGAATGTAACCAGGAGCGCGGATAAAACCAAACAAAATCTGATTACATTGGCTGACACTATTACCCAGCTTGGCAGTTCTTCTGAAATATCTTTATCCCAAATAGGAAACATTGCTTCCGGCCTTGTTGATGCGTTTTCCGAAGCAGGAAGTAAGATAGGCGGTATTATTGGCGCGGTGTTTTCCCTACTTGACGGAATAGAAAAGCAAGGCTTTGACGGGTTTGTCGAGAATATTTTTTCGAGTGTATCTAGAGCTACTGTAAGCATGCGGGATACAATCACATTCGGGGCGTTCTCTAAGATAACCGGTTCCGGTGACAGCGATAAAACCCTTGAGCAGGACATTGAGTACCTTACACAGTCCAATCAGGATTTGAAAAATTCATTGGATAATCTTTCCGAGAAGATGGATAAGGCTTCTGTCACGGACGCTTCTGATATATATGAAGTGCAAAGGGAAAATATTTTGAAGCAGGAAGCCAACACATCGGAAGCCATGCAGCGCAGTGCAGCGGCATACAGTAACGGTTTCTTGGGAATAGGCGGCTCGCATTCATCGAACAGCAAGATAGATAAGGGAATATCTGCCTCTGAATGGAGCAGGGTCAGTGACATTGTTGGAAAATCTGTGAGTAATGCAGGCCAGTTTTTCCAGTTATCCAGCGAACAGATGTCTAAGCTTGCAGAAGAAGACACTTCCTTGTATTCAAAGATAAAGAATCTTGCAGACGATGGATATAAGAACGCAGCTCAATACATGGATGAATACATCACCTACTATAAGCAGCTTGAAGAGCTTGAGAACGCTTATAATGAAAAGCTTACCAACACTTCTTTTGACAATGTAAGGAATGACTTTAAGAATGTACTTCTCGACATGGAATCCGATGCGGAAGATTTCGCTAATGATTTTGAGAAGATGATGCAGAATGCCATTGTTGAAAGTCTCATGACAAAGAAGTATGACAAGCTGATACAGGACTGGTACGGGGAGTTTGCAGAAGCCATGAAAAGTGGTGGCAAGATTGATGAAATTGAACAGGGCAATCTTCAAAACAGATGGAACAGCATAGTTAATCAGGCATTGGCCGAGCGTGATGCCTTGAAGGAGATAATGGGTTGGGAGTCAGAATCGGATTCCACCCGTGAAGCTTCTCAGAGGGGAATCGCCACAGCCTCGCAGGATTCGGTAGACGAGAACAACGGGCGGCTGGCCGTCATGCAAGGGCATACGTACTCCATCAACGAGAATGTCAACCGTATGGCTACCGGCATAGACACTATCGCCGCTCATACCGTCAACCTCTCATGTCTGACAAACATAGACAAGACCATGCAGTCCATCCTTTCCATGCGGGACGCCTCGCTCACCCATCTGTCGAACATAGACAGCCACACGGCAAGGCTGGAAGCTATCGAGAACGCCATTGTCTTTATGAAGAACGATATAAACACCATGCTGATTAAAGGATTGAAATTAAGTAAAAACTGATGAAGGGACAACTCTACATAGACGGAAAAGATGTACATACTGAGTACGGCGTGTCTACATTACAAGGCAACTACGCTGAACTGGTAGCGTTCCCGCCTTCAAAAACGCCGGATAGTAACGATTGGCCGGAAGAGGACGGAAAAGAGTTTGACCTTTCGGAAATGCATCTTGACACGAAAGACGTCACGCTTAAGTTCGGCTTCTTCAGGGAATGGCAATTTTCAAATTTTGTCTCCATGCTATCAGATATGGGGTATCACGATTTTTATTTCCCACATTTAAAGCGTACGTTTAAATTAAGGCTTTCTTCTCAGAATAGCTTTGAAATGTATAATAGCACCGAACGCTCCAAGTTCACTTTTGCCAATGATTTCCCGCGCTCGGATGATTATGTATATCAGGAACCGATAAACAGTATTCTATTGCCGAAAGGTTACGAGTTGGATGGTGTGGACTTGTCAGCTTACGGTATCCTCGTTCTACAAGGTACAAATGAGGAGATACTCAAAACTCCGGCTGTGAAGAAAAACCTTTTACAGAACTTCAAGTTTCAGGACGGTGCTGTATATGATGGCGAATACGTGAATCTTCAAACGAAAGATGTAAGCATAAAGTGTCTGATGCGTGCCCCGGACTTCGATACGTTTTGGCGAAACCATGATGCTCTTTTGTATGACCTCACCAGACTATCCGTCAAGACCGATGCCGAAGGATACGAGTATGAAGACGCGGAGCGTATGTTTTATGTTGACGAATGGTCTGAAAGTTACCCATGTTATTACAAGAGTTGTAAAACTGACAGTTTTAATCCTCTTGACGGTATATGGTGGGCATTTACCTTAACCCTTGTATTTACCAGCTTCCGACTGGGAGATACAGAATACCTGCTTGCTTCGGAAGATGGCAGATTTATAACTACGGAAGATGAAGAATATTTTATTGATTTAGGAGATTAGGATATGATTACTCTACATAACGGAAATGAAACGATAGAACTTCTGACGGATGACAACAGTTATTCCTATGAGGCTGTAATGGGTGAAGATGCGCTTACACTGCATTTCTCTCATCCGGGTTACCTGAATATTCCCGTAGGCTCATGGTGTGAGTTCTACGGAAAGCGTTATTCCTTGAAGAAAGACACCAATTTCAAGAAGAAAGGAGAAAGGAACTATGATTATACGCTTATCCTTGAAACCTCGAAAGCCGATACGGAACTTTGGAAGATACGCAATACGGTGGACAACCGTATCAAATTCCCTTATACAGCCAAACCCAAAGAGCACCTCAAACTGATTGTCGATAATCTGAACAGACGTTCTTCGGGGTGGGTAATCGGTGAATGTATTGAGGGTACGGAGAAGCTGATAAACTACAACCATACCTACTGCTTGGACGCTTTAAGCCAACTGGCAGAAACCTATGAAACCGAGTATCAGATTACGGAAACTATCATAGAGGGTGTACATACAAAGACTGTACATCTAAAGAAAGTCGAGTACAACAAAGATAATCCTTTAACCCTATCCTATGGCAAAGGGCATGGCTTCAAGACGGGTGTCGGTCGGGAAAGTGGCGAGATACCGCCCGAAATCATCCTTGTGGAAACAACCGAACGGAATATCGACTACTCCAAATACGGTGCGAAAGAACTGCTGATGCCCAAGTCGCAGACCATTCGTTATGACGGTACACACTTCGATGGCGAGGACGGCTTCAACGCGGATATTTCCCGTACCTACGAGACGGATGAATACGGTACGGGGGTCATGCGTGCCGACCGTGAGTTGACTACCGCCAAAGAGGACAGCCTTGATTGTACGGAGATTTATCCGTCACGTGTGGGAGAAATCAGCAAAGTAACTACGGTAGATACGGAAAAGCACTTCTATGATTTCTACGATAATGACATTCCCAGTAACCTCAATTTTGAAGACTGCCTTATCGAGGGTGAGAAAATGACAGTTGTCTTCCAATCCGGTATGCTTTCCGGCAAGGAGTTTGAGGTGAAATATACTCATGTCGGGCGTAAATTCGAGATAATCCCGCAGGAGATAGACGGTATCACCATGCCGGACGGTGGCGTATGGATGCCGGAAGTTGGCGACAAATACGCGGTGTTTGGTATCCAGTTGCCCGAAGCCTATATCAGTGACAATTCAACAAGAACGGGCGCATCATGGGATGTGTTCCGGGAAGCTGTCAAGTATCTCTACGAACACGAGGACAAAATGTTTACCTTCACCGGAACACTTGACGGCATTTGGGCAAAGAAACGCTGGCTCACGGTTGGCGGTAAAATCGTATTGGGCGGTTTCGTGAACTTCACGGACAATCAGTTCCATCCCGAAGGCTCTCTTATCCGTATGGTAGGTATCAAACGGTATGTGAACAACCCGTACAGTCCCGAAATAGAACTGTCCAACACTCCGGTAGGTACATCCGTTACCAGCGAGCTTAATAAGATAGAAACGAACGAAGTACAAGTTGAAGAGAATCATAAACAAGCCCTTCAATTCACCAAACGTTACTATCGTGACGCAAAAGAGACAATGGAAATGCTTGCTGACAGTTTACTTAGCTTCTCCGGCGCAATCAACCCGATAACGGTTGCTACCATGCAGATGCTTGTGGGTGACGAGAGTTTACAATACAGATTTGTCAACTCCAAGACAAATCCGGTGGTAGTTAACCATGATATTAGCTACAATTCGAGTACAAAGGTCTTGAACGCTCCGGCAGGTATTATCCAACACATGACACTTGGTATCACTTCTTTATCCAATACTCATGCGGCAAGCGACTATAAGTATTGGGATATGGCAGAATACAATTCACCCTCACTCACCAATCCGGAAAAGAAATTCTACCTATATGCCAAGTGTAGCAAGGATAACCAGTCTGGCACGTTCTTACTTAGCGAAACGGCTATTGCGTTGGAACAGATAGACGGTTATTATCATCTGCTTGTCGGTATCCTGAACAGTGAGAATAACGGGAAGAGAAGTTTTGCCACGTTATACGGATTCACAGAGATACTACCGGGGCGGATAACTACGGATAAAATAGTTTCTTCTGATGGTAAGACTTATTTTGATTTATTGAAAGGTGAGATAGCCGGATATATCAGATTCTTGGACGGACTGATAGGTACTGTAGGTATCGGCAATGAGACAACCATCAATGCCGGTATGAGTGGAGAAGGAAATGCCGATACAGATGTGCGTATTTGGGCTGGAGCTGATAAAGATGGACGTTGGGATGCTCCTTACAGGGTTCTGCATAATGGTAAATTGATAGGTACAGATGTTGATTTAAAGGGGAAAATAGATGCAGACAGCGGTAATATTGGAGACTTTAATATAAGCGATGGTGCAATTTCTATTTCTCGTCCTAATAGCGGTAATGGTGTATTAAGTATGAATTTAGACGTCAATGGAATTGCTTTACATAACACAAGCCCTTCCATAAATGTAAAAATGGGTTTGCAGCAAGTACAGATTACGGACGAGGTCTTTTATACTCCTGTTTTTATGGAAGGGCGAAAAAACTTCTGTGGTATATACATAAGAGAATCATTTATCGATAGTAATGCTATCGGGGTATATTCCAAATATGCCTCTATTGTGTTAGATAATTCTCCTTTGGTTATGCAAGGCTCCTGCCCGTTAATCATGTATGGGAAAGCAGTCCCTGCCGGTGGAATGTATAATAACGTATGGTGTACCAATCAAGGTGGTGGTACTTATGAATATTATCTACCTTCTTCCAGTGATAACAGGTTCGGACAGATGGGCAGCACTATATTTGTTCAAAACATGAATGGAGATGCATGGATTAATACCAGAAACGGAGAAACCCTAAGAACCTTAAACGGTGGCAGCACTACTCGTTGGGCATTTAAAAACCAATATCGTTTAGCAATATTCCATAAGTTGAATTATTCAACATGGACTGTAAACATAACAGAATGATTAGTTAGTGATTTAAATTAAAGATAAAAGCATAGAGGAAAAATGCAAATAACAAACCTTTTGCCAATTGTTTGTTATCCATGAAGCAAAAACAAGTAAATCTGTTTCTTCTGGACTAATTTTGTGAAAAACAGAGAAATGGGTATGTTGAATAGAAAATTATCAATGTGTTTGCATAAACTGTGTGAAGATGCACGGGGCTTTGACAATGGACTAAAGAATAGTAACATAGAATACACAAGCCTTTGAGCTAACGTACCCATACGTTGTGCTCAAGGCTTTTTTTATTGATATAACATTATGCCGTTAATAAAGAAGAAAATATCAGAGTTGCCCCTTGCCGACAGCCTAAAGGGATTATATACCATTGGTTACAAAATCATAGATGGTATCAAGACCAGTGTAAAGGTTAGCTTGGAAGATATTCAGACCGCTTATCAGGATGTCGTCAATGCAATTAAAAAATCAGAGGAAGCGGCCAAGAACGCAAATAATGCCGCTGTAATCGCCAATGAAAAAGCCTCGCTTGCCAATACGGCCGCAGCCAATGCCAATGACACTGCGGAACACTCTACCTATATAGGTACAGACCACTATGTCTACAAATGGAACAAGACCGCCCAAGCATACGACAAGACGGACATCTACTGCAAGGGTGACGCTTTCTCCATCAAGAAGGTATATGCTTCAGTTGCTAACATGGAAGCCGATAAGAGCAATCCGGATATTACAGAAGGTGATTTTGTATTGGTGAATACGGGTGATGTTGAAGACCCCGACAATGCAAAATTGTATGTCAAGGCTGATGGTGACTTTGAGTTCCTTGTCGATATGTCCGGTGCTATCGGTTTTACGGGCAAGACACCGCAGTTTTCAATAGGTACAATATCCACGCTTGAAGCCGGGTCAACGGCAACGGCTACCATATCAGAGGATGGAGTGGACAGTGACGGCAATCCGAAGTACAAAATAAACTTTGCCATTCCTCGTGGTAATCCCGGTGCTCCTTTCCGTATTGCCGGAGAATACGCCACCCTTGAAGCCTTGAAATCCGCCGTTCCCGACGGTTCAACCATTGACGGGTTCATGGCCGTAGGTACTGAAGCTCCTTACGATTACTACGCATGGGTAAACGGCGACTGGGTTAATCAAGGGAAGATAGCGGGTGGCGGTTCGGGGAACGTGGTAGTTATTCCTGCTGCTGCGATGAGCCTAAGCGACCAAGCAACATCCGATGAGATATTTAATGCGTTTGGTGGAAAGCAGAATTTAATAGATATAATAAAAAAAGTAAAAGATGAAGATTGCGTTGTCATAGCGAAAACCGATGATGACCCTAATGCCGTGTTGCAACAAACATTCTCGGTAGTAAATGCGACTTATATTAATGACAATAACCTGATGCTTGGCTTGATTTCTTGGGGTGTAAATGACACTTCGCAAATGATAATCCAAGTGATTGATGGTGTTGCATCCTATAATGAAATATCTACACCACTTATGACTGAAGCCCCCTCTAACGGTAACGCCTACGGTCGTAAAAATAAAGATTGGGTAGAAGTTCCCGAAAAGTCAGATGTGCTCACCAAAGACAATGAAACGGAATATACGCCTACGAAGCCTTATCAGCCAGCGACGAAGAAGTATGTGGATGATAAGGTGTATGTTGTCAATAACAGTACTTGGGAAGAAGTATTACGCAATAATAAGAGTATAAATGGTACTGATGTTCAGGCTTTAATTAATAAACTATTTGGTACTTACTCTACGTATCTCTCCTTCTTACAAGGAGTTAATGAGAATGTATATAACAGTCTGAAATTTACAGATTGGATGTATGATGATGCAAATGAATATAGCGTAGGAAGTAGTTACACTGCCGGCAATCTATATGCTAAGCATAATATCGCGCAAGGAGAGTTTAATTGTAATTTTACTTATTTCTATAAGAATGCTCTAAAATCTTGTATTATAAATGTTGATGAAACGGCAAATCACAATCTTGACGTACTTGTAGTACAGGATATTGTCACTTCCGACAACCTCACCACCATCACCAAGAAAACCGCCGCCGAATACGAGGCTCTTGGCTCTAAGGATGCCAATACAGCATATTGTGTAACCGATTAAAACAACAATTATGAGTAACGAAAATAGTAATCTTAGAGTTGGTTCGGCTGGAGCTGGGCTGTTTTGTGGGTAGTACTGAAATTCTTGGAAGCGGATTAGATATTAGCGCCTTACAGTCCAAATATGTAGACAGAAAAGATATTTTAATCATAAATCTAAGCGATGTTGATTTTACACTATCAGATGATAAAGGCGGTTCTATAACGGTTCCCCCTAATTGCATTGACTTATATGAAGTCACAGACGATGCTACTGCCTATTACGGAAAGTCTAATGGTGATAATACCACCAAGAGAAAATACATAGGAGTGGTTAAAGCTGCGCATGCTTATTGGGATGGCAGCTCGTTAGATGCGAAAGAAGTTGAATACCCTCTTAATTCTGAATTTATGGGAAATTACAGTACCCCTTTTACTTTTAGCTTTCAACTTATTTATGAAAGTGAAGAATGGTACGAAATTACTGGCGGTTGGATTTTAATAACTAATATAAAAATGTAATTATGAAAACAATCTTTTTAGACAACTGGTTTACGAAACTTATCCTCTTTGGCAGCTATCATACAATCATGTTCTTCGGCTTTATCCTTACGAAGCTGAAAGAGTTGTCCGAAACGACCATACGCCATGAGCGTACACATCAGAAACAGTTCTTCGAGTGCATGGAGATAGCGACTATCCCGTCCGTATTGTTGGCATTCTATGTCAGTGCGTGGTGGTTGCTCCTTATCCCGCTATTCTATTACATTCTGTATTTGGCTGAATGGTTTGTGAGCTTTATATACCATCTGTTTACAGACAGCAAGATTGGGGACGGTAAGGTCAATAAAAACGCCTATCGAGCGAGCGCATTTGAGATGGAAGCCAAACTCAACCAGGACAATCCGAACTATTTGAAAGAACGCAAATGGGGTGCATGGTTCAGATACTACGGCAAGATATAAAAATCCCGTCCTACTCTCACGAGCAAAACGGAATGACAGTAGTTCGCTTATTGATAAGAGACACAAAGATAGGAATAATTGACAAATAACGATAAGATGAATACAGATGTTGTAAACGCAGCCCTTCAAACAGGAAAGGGTATTAGTGATTTCGGAATGATGGCTATAACCGCAGGTTTTTTCCTTGTGTTATCAGCCTTGTTGATGGTGGCGTGTTTCCGTTGGTTTATGAATATGGTAAACCAGCTTATGACATCACAGAAAGAGATAAACCAAGACTATAAGGACACCATGAGGCAGCTATTGGAAGAAACCCGTGCGCAGAACGAGCGGTTGAACGTGCTATCGGAAAGTCTCATGCCCGAAACGCAGCTGCGTATAAAAACGCTAAGCAATGTATTCTTCGACCTTTCCGTTGAGAAGGTGTGCCGTATTATCAAGAAAGTGCGTGAAGAAAACCATATATCAGACAAGGAAGCTACTGCAAGAAAGATACGTACATTGCTTACAAACATACACGAGGACAGAAATTCAAAACTTGACTGCTTTTCGTATCGTGGGAACAGGCTTTCCGAATACACGGAAAGGAAATGGATAGAACAGGTTGCCAAAGCCGTTGAAGCGGAGATTTACAATGAAAACGGAGCGAACAACGGTAGGGCATACACGAATGTAGAGTCGGTCTATGCGAATATAAGATTGGAATTTTATCACAATTTGAATGAAAGATAAGGAGTAACAAAATGAAAAAGAAACTGATTATCGCAGCGATTGTTATCGCTATCATCGTGGGAGTTATGCTTTACATGCACTACACTCCGTTTTGGGTGAACTTGACTACTGTCGTATCATTCGGTGTCGGTGTTGTTGCCGGATGGGTGGCTCGTGTGGTTTATGACAAATATTTTAGAAAGGAGAAATAACATGAGATACTTTACAATTGCAGAACTGGTTAAAAGCGAAACGGCTGACAAGAAAGCCATAGACAACAGATTGCCGAAAGAACTGCTTCCCAATGCACAAGCGTTGGTTGACAATGTACTCGACCCGTTAAGAGAGGCTTACGGCAAACCTATCACAGTGACAAGCGGATACCGTTGCCCTGCTTTGAATAAGGCGGTAGGCGGCTCTAAAACAAGCGACCATTGCTTTGATGAAGAAACGGAGCTTCTGACCACTGATGGATGGAAAAAATACTATGAGTTAAGTGAAGGGGAAACTATATTTTCTTATTCAATGGATAGAAATAGAGTCGAGGTAGTTCCTATTGCAGAACTCATTATGTACCGACATACAGGGAAAATGATGCGCGTACATAATCAGATAGCTGATATTTGCGTTACCGATGGACATAGAATGTTTATAAGATACGACTCGCATAAATACATCAAGAAAAATACAAAAAGCATTACCCAAAATGGGCAAGCTTATTTTGATTCTTTAAAAACAAACAACGATAAATACCACATAGAACTTGCCAAAGATATTTTTGGGAAAAGAAGATGGTTTATGTGCGCTTCCAATTCACCGGGTGTTATTGACATGGCTGACAGCATGGATATGTTAAGGCTTGTGATGGCTATTGTGTCTGATGGTTTTTTACATATTAGAAATAGGCGTTTTCATGGTATTGGGTTTAATCTTAAAAAAGAGCGTAAAATCACACGTGTTGCAGAGCTTCTAAATAAGATTAACATCCCGATAAAGACAAAGCTTAGAAAAGACGGAGCTTTGACTTTTTGGATTAACTCAACCGATGCGAAACCCATATTTGAAATGGTTGGTGAGGATAAAATACTTCCGAGGTGGCTTTGGTTGTTGCCAGGATGGCAGCAGAAAGAACTGTTATATGAATACGCATTTTTTGATGGACATAGAGATGAACGAGAGGGTAACGCTAATTTTTCTATAACTACGGTTTCGGATAAAAACAGAGACACGATTCATGGTATGTGTGTGTTAAGCGGTATGCGAAGCGTGTGTAGTGTAAAGTCCCAAAGCAAATATGTGATAAAAGGCAAATGCGGAACGAGCAAGGAGGCTTACATGTTTAGTATTTGCGATAACCGTAGCGAAACAAGACTGAAAGAAACAGATTATCAATGGGTCGATTATGATGGTATTGTGTGGTGCGCAAATAACGTAAACACAACCGTGATAGTAAGGAGAAACGGGAAGGTCTCTATACAAGGAAATTGCAATGGATGTGCTGCTGATATTGTCGGTACTCCGAATACCCCGAAAGAGAACAAAAGGTTGTTCAATCTTATACAAGAATTGAAACTTCCCTTCGACCAGGTTATTGATGAGAAGAACTTCTCATGGGTACACGTCAGCCACCGAAGAGAAGGCAACAGAAACCAAGTATTGAAACTCTAAAAAGTAAACATCATGGCAGCAGAAGTTTTATCATTTCAACAAGAAGAAAGCAAAACAGCGTATTACGCAACGTTTGTCAGTGACGGTAATCCCGTTACCATACAGATAAAGAATAAGGGCGGGTTAGTTACCGCCTTTGCGGGAATCGATGATTTGGAGCCTGCTCCTCTTTACCCCAACGCATCCCAATATAACGGTGCGTCCAATACGATTTTCCGTATCGTAGGGATAGCGAATGGCATAAACGTCACAATCAAGAGTGCTACCGAAGTATTAGAAGCCAAAATGATTAAAGAGGAATAGCCTATGAACCCAATCACTATCCCCAACATCAGCATCCCGACAATCGGTATTCCTACTATAGGTATACCGTCTGTCGGTTTTCCGTCCGCTTCGGGCGGTGGCGGTCTTGAATGGCCCGCTGGTATGAAAGAGCACATCAAGGCTTGGTATGACCCGAAGAAGCAGGGGTTGACGAATTTCGATGTAATAGAGAGTTATACAGAGGACTTTACTACATGGCGCTATTTAGACAGTAGAGGTATTGCAACTATAACAGGTAGCACTATTCATATTACAGAGGCTAAATCAATTCAAGGGATTGTAGAGGATAATAAAGAACCTTATTCAGATATAAAAATATTAGTGCAAGGTGTAACTGCTGATAATCCGTTGAATGTTAGAGATATTAACGGCACGAAAGCCGTTATTGATAAAGACGGAGTATATGAATTTAAAGATAATGGATTGTACTTTGGTTTTGGGTTTTCTAAAGTCGGTGTTGTAGATGTTACCATCACCCAGCTTCCCACTTCTATTCTAAAAGACCTTAGCGGCAACGGCAACCACGCCTATTTGTATGGTGGTAAGGGGAAGCTGAATAGCGGAATTGGGCTTTATACGTACGATTATAATTCTGACCGTTGGAGTTCGACTGGACGTGCTGATTATATTATTACCAAAAAAGGTTTTGAATTTACTAATATTATTGAAGACGGTGGAATTATTTTTGCCTTAGGTTCTAATATTGCTAAAGAGGGTGATAAAGTTAAAGTCAAAATATCTGGTATTCCTAATGGGGGTAGGGTTTATTTTGGAACTTGGATAACAGCAACTGAAGATGGTGAATATTTAGGAACTTATGCGTATGATAATAATGGAAATACAACTATCGGCACATTAGGATGTATCGGAGCAACTATTACTTTAGAATTTATCCCTGACTACCCCGACCAGCTTTGCTACGACGGCAAGATGTACGCCGTCTGCTACGGTTTCCCGATATTGGAAGATTACACGATTATGGCGGATAGGACATGGTTTAAGAATGTAGGATGTTTTGCAGGAAAACGTAGTGCTTCTGATAATAAAGGGGCCTTTGTTTTTGAAAATAATTCATCAAATGGTTTCGTTTGTTATAACTATGGTGGTGTGAATAATATTAATCGTGTTGATAATAAGATAACTTATCAAACTATTCACGATTATAATGGGCAAGCAATAAATAGAGCAAATAGCGTAGATACTGATTTTCTCTTAATTGGTGGTGGCCTATATCGTCCTACGACAAATTCATTTGATGAATTTTGGCAAGGTTGCCACGGCAAAATCATCATCGCCGACCGCAGCCTTACCGAAGACGAAATCACTTGGCTAAAGAATAATCTCTTCACTATCGAAATCCCAACTCCCGCCTACGATTTTGACTTTAGCAAGTTAAAGAGTGGTGAGAATACTTTTACCGATAAATATGGAAATGAACTTTCCTTATACAATTTTCAGTGGGCAGGTATGTCTGGAAAAGATGGTTATATAGAGGACTTTGCTGTATGGGGTAAAAATACAGAAAGGTATACGGGTAGTATTACTAACAAAACCATCAATATAACAGAAGTATCAAAAGCCAATAGTATATGTGTATATACATCGCCTAAAAAACAAAATATTAAACTTTATATTACAGGACTTATTACAGGACAAAATATTATTTTAGGTAATGCCGATGTACCGAGTACAGTAGGAAATATTATTGTATCAGAAAATGGTTTATACGATATAGATGAAAGTCAATTCAATCAATATTTCGGCATAGGATTTGGTTTTACTGGAGATTGTAACATTACAATCACTCAGCTTCCTCTCTACCCAAATGCTCTTGTATTTGACGGAGTAGACGACTATTGCAAACTTCCGAAGATGACTATTAAGAGTGTTATACTTGATGTCGTTCCATTATATATTGGTAATGATATGCTGTATGATTGTAGAACAGGGGGCGACATGAATGCTTTTGGAATTTATAATGAGGCTGATATTGTTGCATATAGCGCAAGGAATGATGGTAAAACCTATATTAATGGGGAATTGAACACCACTCTTACTGCTTTAGATATTGGTATTAATAGACAGATTGTTTGTGTAACAAATGATAATGCAGTTGAGCACGAACAATTTACAGGTAGCAGTATAAGTGTTAATAGTGTAGCAAAGATGGCTCTTTATCGTATTAC